ATAACACGACTTCCACGCTCCATAAGTGCTATTGTAGTGCCAACAGCTCTATTTTGAGCATCTGCACCTGTGTCAAACTCAGTTATAGCTGAAAATTTTTGTCCTGCTTGTACTACAAAACCTAAAAGTTGGAATAAAGTACCACTTGGTTCACTAAAAGGTAGATTAAAAAACTGATCTCTAAGGTTTCCACCAGGTGCATCTACATCTCTAAACTCTCCTGGTTGAATGGGTTGGTCATCATCACGTACTCTTAGTCCTCTAGACTTAAATCCTGCTGGTAAATTCTTCAAAGTACCTGCATCGATTAATTGTCTAAGGGTAATTGTAGCCGCTCTAGATAATCCACCGATTGTGTGAATTAAACCAAAGCCATAAAAACCTAATCCTGGTAAAAATTTGTAGTGTACAAAGTATTCAATCCTTGTGTACGTTGGATCATCTATTCTATAGTTTCTGTAAATAGATAAAACTTCTCCTGATCCCTCATCGATTGTTACAATGTATGGAATCTTGATTGCACCTTTTTGTGATCGCTTATCAAAGTTACCATATTCATCTAAATTTAAATCTACATGCATTTCTAAAACAGTATGTATGTAGTCTGTGTATGTATTCTTAATTCCTTCTAGCTGATCAATTTTAGAATCTAAACTACTTGTTTGCATTTCAGGTTGAGGTAGTTCTACATTTCTGTAAAAACCTGCAGCCATTTTTTTATTAAGTTCATTCTCAGATGATTTCATTACGTGTGTAATTCTACCTGCGTCTTTTAAATCTGATGCGTAGTAAGGTACGACTAAATCGTTAGCTGGAATAAATTTAGAAACAGGTCTGCCTAAGAAAGCATCGTAATAAACTTTTTTAAATGTACTTCCTTGTAGCGGTAAGTAATACAACATCTGATCCATATCCGTTGTATATTCTTCCATCTTCTCCATTAACAAATAGTTCATGTATTCTTTAACACGATCTGATTGTTGTTCGGTGGCCGTTGATCGTAAACCTACGATCTGTGTTCTAACTGGTCCGTCTGATGGAATGAGTTCTTTGTATGCAGTGGCTTGGAATGCCGTAGCAGATTCACTTAACAACGGATGGGTGACACCTGATGCACCTCTAAATGGTTTTGTTTGCTCTGTGTATTTAACACCTAATAAATCTAAACCTTTCTCAATGGCTTCTTCCCATTCTTTTCTAGATTCTTTGTCTTTTTTAAATTCGTCAATAAGTTCAGACCCTAGTCTTCTAAGCACACGTTCATCCATGTCCTCAGCTAGGTTAGCATTGAAATCGTCTTCTGGAGCTTCTTCGATTTGTTCTTCTCCCTCAACTATTACTTCAGGAGGCAAGCCTTCTGGTTGAACCATTTCTTCTTCAACTTCGATATTTTCGTCCAGCTCTGTCTGATTGTTATTTTCTATCGCCATATTGATAAGTTATCATACTCTTTTAAAGATATCTACTACTAAACCGCCCTCTCGCTTATACAACTTCTGCGTATACTTCATTGTAGGTTTAACTTCAATAGCAAAAGCATCAAAATATAAATTAGGGTTATTCTTATCCATAAAAGTAGTTCCTTGTATTTGTTGCTCAAAAGCATCTTCGTGCCATACGTCTCTAACTTCTTGATTTCTTAAAGGGTGAGTAGATGGATATCTTTTATCTGTTCTTGTTTTAATATCTTTATAAGGCTTATTAGGATTTGATAAAGAAATTTTAATTGGCCCTGCTTTTGAATCATTGAATCTTGCAGACTTCCTCATTAGCTGTGGCATTACAGCTTCTCCTCTGTTTCTAATACCCTTTCCACTTGCATAACCATAAAATCTTTCATTACCTTCTTTATAGCCTTGTCTGATATGTAATTTGTTAAAAGGCATAACGGCTACGTAATCGACATTCTCTTTAGCCGCTTTGTTCATTAAAAATTTAAGAGCATAGTCTCCATAAGCATCTGCTTCTAACAACGGAAAGTAATCACTTTTACTTGAGCCTGTGCCTGCAGAAGTATATAGGTTGTTTAATTTTTTAGATGTATCAGCAAGCTGTGTTGATAAAGAGCTAATTAGTCTGCTGTTACCTGTTTTGTAAGCTTTATCTAAATCACGTATGAGTTCTCCACGTGCTTTGTTTAACATCTCAACTTCTAATTCTTTTTGGAAAGGATTAATTCTTTTTTCACCTTTGAAAGCTTCTTTGGCTGTAAGTTGTTTTGCAATATTCTGATTAGCGTCAGATTGTATTTCATGTATCACTAATGCTTTCTTACCATCAGGTGTATATCTAGTATCATATCTTACGTGAAAGATATTGTTCTCAATGTCTGAGAAGTGACCAAACTTTCTTAAAGGCTCAGAGTTTCCAGGAATAGGTTCTGGTAATGAGAAGACCGTTTCTCTGTAATTGTCTCCGCCTTGTAATGTATAACTTGTTTCTTCTTTGTACTTAACAGGTTTAACATCTGATTTTAATTGTTTGATCATGTCATCAGCTTCGCCCTGTAACTGATTTAGTTTAGTAATAAAAGTTTGATCAGGATTAGGTTGTGCTCTTGCTTTTGCTCTAAGTTCAATAATGTCTTTAGTTAAATCATCATAAGCTTTTGTTGCACTTGGTATGCTACCTCTATTAATTTCATTTCGTATGGCTCTTAAGTTTCTATCCATTTGATTCAATCTTGGTATCTCAGTAATCTTAGGAGCAATATCTTTTAATACGTTGTAAGTTCTATTATAAATTTTTTCTACAAGTGCAGGAGCCATCGTTGTACCATACTCTGTAGAGACTAATCTGTTTACTGGATTCAATCTAATGGCGTTACCAATATCTTGTGCAGAAAGCTTTAAACCAAATTTACGTGCTGAATCTAAAAGGCCACCTGTTAAATTACCAAACTCATCAAAGTTAGCTAAGTTTGTATCAAACAATTCTTCAACACTAATAGATGCTTCTTTGCCTGCAAATCTAGAACCCTTATCATAAGTAAATCTTTTAGGTTCTCTAACTGTTTTAGTTACAGGTTCACCAAATACTTTCATCTTAACTTTTCTTGTAGAAGTTAAATGATTCAACCATTCGTCAGGTGTGTATTTACCAGGACCCATCTTCATTGCCCAGTCATAAGTAGAAGAACCAAATAGAGGTTGTTGTCTTTCACCCATCAAAAGATCATCAGTGACCTTTCGTTCCATAACGGCAGGTGTCTGCACATCTTTCTTAGCTAGTTCTCTAGCAGAAAGATTTTTATTTTCCTTTGCGTATGTAATTAATTTTCTACCTTCACCTGTAGCTTTTGAAGGTTCTGGCTTTTTGGTTTTTTTAAGAAGTGACCCTATGCCTCTGAAGATCTTTGTTAGATCGGCCATTTAGCCTCCTAACAAATTTTGGTAGGTTTGTTTTTACCTATTTTAGTTTTAACATAAACCATAGCTCCTGATTTAGCTTTCATGGTTTTCATAGCTTTAAAATCATCTCCCGTGATCTTGTCAGGTGGAGGAGCCATTCTTGCAATCTTTTTTTGTTTAGGAGATAGGCCGCCTGATTTATATTTATACATCATGCCACCGCCCATTTTTTTATCTTTTTCACCTAGTTTAGCAGCACCATAGCCTGCAATTGCAGCACCAATAATTTTTCCAACTCTTGGAATTTTAGAAAGCACGTTACCAGCTCCTGCTAATGACATTCTTCTTTTTAAAAATCCTTCATTTGTTGTTTTTACTAAATCAGAATAAGGATTTTTTCCGCTCATTAAAGTTTTATGCAAAGTATTTTTGTTTATTTTAGAAACATCTTTTACAATTTTTTCGTAAGACTCATTACCTTTGTAAGGTACTCCAGTAATCTTACTCATAATCGCATAAGATTTTTTTGCACCAGGTGATTTTAAAGCCTGTTCCATTTTAACTTTCTTAGTAACTTTTCTCATGCCTTCAAGCATGTTTTTATATTTTGTAGCTTCGTCCATTAAAATATTCCTTTAAATTTTGTTCCTCTGATAGCACATCCTGTACCTCTAGCTTTTGACATGCCACCTGTTTTGAAAGAACCTTCAGTTGCTGTTAATCTCGCACTTCTTCTCTTTGCAAATTTACCTAAATCTCTTGATG